CTCACCTCGTCGGCGACAGTTGCTTCGGTGTTGACAAGATGCTCGTCAAACCGTTCACGCATCGTTCTGTTCCACGCATCGAAGTTGTGGCGATACAGCTCATGATTTCCAGGAACGTAGATGACGCGCTTGAACTTCGGCTCGCATGCCTTCAAGAAACCCATCAACTGGTTTGGATCGGAGCTGATGTCGCCTGCTAGAACAAGCACTGCTTCACCATCACGATCATCGCTTGGCAGAAAGTCCACCATGAGCGTGGCAGGATCACGTCCTGAAAATCCTTCTAGGTGGAGGTCGCTGCAAACCCGTAAATACTTCAGTGACATCGAAAGGACCCCATGCTTAGTAACAAGTATTCCAAGTGGTATTCTAACATCATCTCGCGTGCAAAGACACGCGATATCGCAGGTTACACTGAGCGTCATCACGTCATCCCTGCATCTCTTGGTGGAACTAGAGCCAAAGACAACCTAGTTCTACTTACAGTCAAAGAGCACTTCGTGTGTCATCGCCTCCTTGCGCGTTTCACTGAAGGCGATGACAGGGCAAAAATGCTTCGTGCTATCTGGTCGATGTCGAGGGCCAATATCAAGATGAAGAGGCAACTTTCCTCGAGGCAATTCGAGATCGCTAGAAAAGCGTGTGCTGAAGCAGCATCGCTGTATCGTCATACTGAGGAAAGCAAGAAGAAGATCAGCGTAGCACATCTTGGGCGAACTAGATCTGCAGAGCACAAGAAAAATACTGGGCTATCATCAAAAGGTAGAAAATGGAGTGAGGCCGCTAAGATGAGCCTAGACAAATCTGGTGCAAACAACAGTAGGGCCAGAAACTGGTTGGTAACATCACCTTCAGGTGAAATCACTCATCTTCGAGGTAACTTCAAAGCATGGTGCAAACAGCATGGTCTTCCCTCTGGCAGCCCCGCCCTGATTTTAGATGGCAGCGTGATGAAAGTTGGAAAGTGGGCCGGCTGGAAGGTACTGCGTTAGGCTTTTCGGCGCGCTGCCTCTTTGTACAGATCGAGCCACAGGTTGACCCGTCGCTTGAGCTCGATGACAGCACCTGGTCGGTTGATGTCAGCCACGACCTCGACAACAGCCAAGGCTGCGCGACTTGCGTCTCGCTGCTTCTTGTAGGCTGAAAAGGCGTAGAGTCTCATACTCCGTTCCGGTTGGGACGGAGTATTTACGTGCTCAGGCGCGGTCCCGTATCCGTTCCCAGATTCGACGCGGTGCAGTCACCAGGAAGACCACGATCATGACGACTGCCAGTGCCGCCGTGGCACCGATCGCCAAGAACGGTAGCGCGCTGACTGGTATGCTGGCTGCCTGGAACACGAAGAAGACGATCACCGCCGTCGATGCCAGAAACCAGGCAGTGTCTTTCACCTGCATTCCGGGATCTTGGGCGCCGATGCAGCGTACGCTGCCTGCTGGGCCTTGTAGCACCCGAATTTTGCGCCACTACCAGCTGCGAGACTGATGGTGAAGGCAGCCGAGATGCAGGCAACCACACCAACGATGACCACAGCCCAGGCACCGCCTTCGTTGCACTCGATTTTCATTAGAACTGCCCCGTGAGGTGCATGTAGGCGAGCCAGATCATCATGCCCGCGCCCACCAAAGCCATTTGGCCGGCGAAGAGCTGACCAAGATCATCGAGACACTTGCAGTCGTTCATGTTCAGATCTCCAGGGCCGGCACGACCTTGTCGTCACGCAGCAGCTGCTTGATGGTTGGAAACCGAAGGGCGTAGATGGTGGCACCCTTGGCCAGCGACATCTCCTGGTACGTGATCACAGCGGTTGAGCCGAGATAGATCGCGTCGAAGTTCTCGGCGATGTGCTTGCGCATCTCGTCGGTGAAACCGCTGCCGACGTTGGTGCGGAACGGCTTGCCCTGTTCGTCGCGGCCTTCGACCGTGATGCCGCCGCAGGTGTTCTCCAGGCGGGACTTCTTGCGGCCCTTGTACCAGGCCATGACCCGAGCATCGACGTCGTACATGCGCTTGACCTTGCACCAGTCGATGGTGCGGTCCCACTGGTAGACCGCTTCCCAGTTCTTGATGATCAGACCTTCCTGCTTGTGGACGTCGATCACCTCGTTGCAGTAGGCGACCATGTCAGCGTAGTCAGCGACCTCGCGACCAGCCGAAATCTCGATGCGCTTGCAGGCATTCTGATAGATGATCGTGGTCAGAGCCTCTCGGTTCTGGCGCATCGTGATGGTCGTCTTTTGCGCCATCCAGTCGGTGAGCGGCATCAGGAAGAAGGCGCGAAGGCGGAGAGCGTCCTTGGCGGCTTGGTTGCCTTCCTTCTTGGCGTTGATGGTCTCGGTGAAGTCGCTGGCGAAGCTCTCGCCATCCAACACGAAGTCGTAACCAACGCCAGCGCGAATGTTGAGCAAGTCCTCGTCGTAGGTGCCGACCAGGTGGTCCATCGGCTTGCCTGAGCGTGCGCGGTACTCGATCGGGTGGCCTTCACGGACGATGCAGATGGTGCGCTGGCCGTCGTACTTCCAGTCAGCCTGGGCCGGGAAGGTGAGGCGCTCGAGGAACTCTTCCGGCTCCTCGCACTTGTCCGCGAGCATCACCTCGAAGGTCGGGATGATGTCGTAGGTGCCGCCGTTTTCGCCATGGACCTTGTTGAAGGTGTCCTCGGAGAAGCCGGCGCGAAGGTCCTTCTCGATCACCAGCTCGATGAGCTCAGCTTCCTGCTCGCTGAACTGAGAGAGAACCTTCGTCACGGCAATGGAAGCGGCGTCGCCGGTCAGCTTGCGCTCGGCGAGCAGGTCCAGCAGGTCACGTACGAAGCTGGAGTCCTTGCGGCCCGGTTGGTTGAAGACGGTCGGCTTGTCCCACTTGCGGACACCGTACGTCAGGTAGGGGTTCAGCGCGTACCAGATGAGGGACTTGGTGTCCTCGTCGGCGGTGGCGAGAGCGGCCTTGATGGCGTCCTTCTTGCCGCCACCGCCAGCGTTCTGGCAAGCTGTGATGATCTGGACGAAGTTCTCCATGGTGCCCTTGCGAGATGGTATAGAGCCATTATACACTGACCAGCGCCAGCGTATACAGCGAAGTTGTAACCTGTTACCGTCAGGCGCTGTCTATGAGCCGAAACTTCCAGTCGCTGCCGGCGCGGACCTTGTTGCCAATGGTGGGGACACAGAGTTTCACGTTCATTCCTCGAAACCGATTTCGTTGAGCCGGTCGACAATGTACTCGCGCTCCGTCCCGTTGAACTTGCCGAGCTGTTCCAGGATGCGAGCGATCTTCTCAGCGCGCGAGACGATCCGTCGCTTGCGCAGCGTCTTTTGGATGTCGAGCGAGGTGATGTCGAAGCTGTGCTTCGGACTCGGTTCCTGCTCGATCACTGCCATGACTTCCTTCCACTCCTTGCCGTGCGGGCGGACCTTCTTGCCGTTCATCGGCTTCGTGTCGTAGACCGCATGGGCAACCAGATGTGCGACCTCGTGGCCTGGGGTACGACCCAAGAAGCCTTCCCAGTTCTCCACGAGGAAGGTGAGGTTCAGGCGGATGAGGTTGCGGTTCCTCCACGCCTCACCCGCGTTGGTGTTACGGAGGTCGTAGCGGATCTCGGGTCGAGCGAACTTACGATTGTAGTGCTTCTCGCACTTGACGTAGCACTCCTCGATACGGGCCTCAGTGGCCTTGCGCACCTCGGGCGTCAGGAGAAGCTTCGCTTCAGCGACCATCGTGTTGGTGCTCATGCAAGTTCCTCGAGCTTCACAGCCGCTCGGGCCTTCAGTTGCTTGTTCAGCACCTCACAGAACCACCCGGCGCGTTCCAGCTGTTCGTCCTGCCTGTGACGCTGGCCGACCTCGAACTTCGCCACCGGTTTGCAGCGCTCATCGCGTCTGTTGCCGAAGGCCTCATCATTGGACCAGTCGGCAACGGCGTAGTAGAGAACACCGCACGAGTTGGAGAAGGGGAAGACGCGGTAGGCGATCATTGCAGAACTCCTTTGCCGTTGAAGGCCAGCCACATGAAGGCGTTCAGCATGAACAGCCCGAAGAGTAGGCCTGCGAGCATCGCTCGACCACGGCCCTTGACGGTGTTGGTGCCAATGAGGTAACCGACCATGCAGCCCATGCCGAT